CGAGTCACACATAGAAATAGTCACAGCACCACCAACATTTGCTGTTGCAAAAAGCATCCCGTTTCCAAGAACAACACTTCCAACGGTAGTTGCCGCAGTAGCAATATTGGCGTTTGTTCTGGCATAACTAAATGTAGTAGTGGTCGGTACGGCAGTTATTGTGTATGTTCCGTTATATACGTTGTTTGCCATATCCGCAACATCTACAACATCTGCAACGGAAAAACTGTGTGCATATCTAGTTGTTAAAGTAACTACATTGGATGCAAGTACAGCATTGGTGACATCGTTTTCTTTTGCTTGAGTTAAATCATAAACCTTAAACCTTGAAACGGTCGGATAGTTTACAGAAAGATAACTAGACAACTGAGATGCCGTTGTTATCGCATTACTCAAAGAATTAAGATAAGTTACTGCTCTATTGAAGTATTCTTCATCAGTTTCTGAGTCTGTTCCCGCTGTAGTTAAAGCCGTAAGACTGGCTGACAAAATAAAAGGAGTACTTGATACAACAGTCAAATTGGACGGAATTGGAATATCCGGATAGAGAGACGGGGTTGACGCTTGAACAGAGACAGAACCAGTTGTGTTACCGTTTGCAATTGTTAGGTCTACGGTTGTTTCGTAAAGGTTTTGTGTCAAAACACCAGCGCCATCATAAACATCGTAAGAGAAAACAGTACCTGCAGCAATAGTTTGACCAGTGTTTACAGACAAAGTGATTTCAACTGTCGCCAATGAGGATGTTGCCTCTATGCGGTCAAACCCAATTAGTTTTAATATCCCTTCCATGAGCCCATCAGGCATACGATTGAAAGTTGCAATCATGCTTGCTGTTTGATGCGATGTGGCTTCAAGTATTGCGTTCTCTATTGTCCCCACCCTTGGGGTGAATTCCGGTAAAGCAATTTGTGCGTATTCGACAGCATCGTTATAAACATCAGTAACATCTTTGTCAAAGATGGTGAGGTCAACGTATTCGCTAAAGTCTGGTGAGGGCACAGTTATACCAACCGATCAAATTTGATAGCCAGATTTACTTGTCCGTTGTTATCAACAACAGCCTCACTGGTCGTGACTCTTATTTCTGGGATTAGATTGCTTAACGCCAAACCAACTTTTGCTATTCCACCTGACTCAAAAGTTGGGTCTTCTACGCCGTAAAAAGTTGATATAGGCAAAGCACCTGGAACTATTTGCACGGCCAAACCGAGTAGATTCGCATAATATCCATCAGTGTTTTCAAGTATTTTTTCCATCTCAAAACTATCTTCCTTAAACCGCATCGGTAATCTAATTGTGTTCATATTGCCCCCACAATCACGCCTTCATCAAGAGAACCATTCAATAGTACAACAAGAACCCGTTCGCCCACATTTGGCAAGGTCAATGTTGAACTGTAGGCACCAGAAATACTTGTGGTGGTTGCCGACAGGGAAACTCCAGTGACTACGGTAGTTGACGAAACTGTCCCTGTTGTTGTGGTCAAAGTTTGTTTGACTGGCGTAGTAACAGGAAAAGTAAAATGAGCCATGAACTTGTATGGACCTAGTTGAGCCTCGTTATTGAGCGCTGGTATCTTCACGAAACCAGTTCTGTCAGCATCATTTTTTGCGGTCAAAACACCCACATGAATAGAGGAAAAAGAGGCATTCGTTTGCGCAGCCGAATCCGCCCTATCCATGCCGTCCATAGAATCACCGTAAATAGACATTTTCCTCTTATCCAATCACTGTTGTTTCAGCAACTTTTTTATCAATTTTTGCTTTATCGTCTGGAGACATTTTATCTACCGTAGCAAAACTTATCGCCAAAGGTTCTGGCTCCCCGTACCGATATTTGACTGATGTAATCAAATATGCCGTTTGGTCAAACCCCTTAATCCCGTATACCACCACGGTCATTCCCGCTCTAATGTTGTAGGCACTTCCAGTGTTTTCTTCATATTTGTCGCCGACCCACAGACTTGCTGAACCCTCAGACTCTTTGGGGCTGTCCATTGACCTACGCATTTCTGGAACTTGAGTAAGAAAAAAATTTAACTTGTCGTCATTGGGGTACTTGAGAGGAATAAAAAAAAGAGGTCGTTTTTCTGTGCCTCCACCGATTTTGGCAAAAGTAAACTCTTCAGTTTTTTCTATACCCCAACGACCAAGAAGCCATTTTGGTGAACCATAGAACAAGGTTGGTACTGGAACGGTTCCATTAGCCGGAATTGCATACATGACAAAACAAAGGTATTGAAGGTCTTTTGCAGAACGAACCAAAACATCATAAACAGATTCTTTATTTTTCTCGGTTTTCACTTTTATTGTTGTGGTTTTCACACCAACAGGTTTTTGACCCAAGAACTCTAGACCAAACTTTTTTGCTACCTTTTCAGCAAAATCGTAGGCGGTAGTTGATTTTAACGCTTGGGGCTTTTTATCCAATTTCATTCGTTGAATTGCCTCAGTTCTCAACGCTAAAGTAATTTGAAAATACTCGCCTTCTCCAGCAGAAATCTCGTGAGAAGCAACCATATATTTTTCGGTAATAGTCCCATCAAAAAAATTTACGATATTGCCTACAGCAAAATATCCGTTATTCCACATCTCGAGTTTTTCATCAACTAGTTCAACGGTAATTTGTGAAGCGCCGTCAACGGAATAATCAACATTTATGCCCGTAATACTTTGAGCGATTTGTGCCCTGACACTTGCTTGGTCGTTACCAAGAAAAACTATTGTTTGGTCGCTAATCATCGACTACGGCTTCTTCAGACAGGGAGTTTCTGCCATCGGACGCCAATAAACTTTCTTGTATGCTGCGAGATAACACAGTTTAAAATTTTTAAGATGGTTAGGATCTGCAGTCCCTTTGCCAACTCCTCTATTATTAAATATCTGAGTTGCGTCGGCTACATCGGTATAACTGAAACCAGACGGATGTTTTTCTTCTTTTTGTTTACAAATTTCTGGATGTTTCTTCGCAAACTTGGGCTTTGAACAGTTTGGGTTAGGTTTTACCAAAACCAAAGGTGGAATCAAAACAATGTTAATACGAGGGTTTCTGTTCTCAACTAAACTTATTTTAACATTTGCTTGAGTGATCAAATTTTCTTTATTTCTCCTTGTAACATCAACACTCATATCCGTAATAGAGAAAAACAAACCGCTCACTCTTTCTTCGCTCATATTGCGAAAAACATAAGGTTCTCGTGTAAAAACATCATAATTAATCAATTGAAAAACTTTTTTACTGTTTGAAGCAAAAGACCGCAAATTAAAAATCTCTTTTTCAACATCCCTAATAAGACCATCACCCGGATGGGCAATGAGTGCCGTAAAGTCAAGAGTCATGAGCCTGTGTGATTTAAACGCAACGATAGGTGTGGTTCCGGGTCTTGGTATCTGAACCATTTCATCCGCTAACTGCCCAACATTTACTTCTCTTGGGCTATACGGGAAAATAAAATCTTGTTCCTCGGTTGGGTCGGAAGAACGCATACGCAGGATAAGGGGCAAAGCCCCAGGTGTGGAAGATTGAAGACGGTTTGCTTCATCCCCCGAGTCCCTCATTCTCACCCAAACGGTCACTGAATTAGCCATGATGCCTCACTACGAATTGTTCGGGTTTACTGTGCCACCTGGTACTGGCACCATTCCGCGTTCTCTTTGCTCTTTCAACGCTTTTGCAATAGCCCTCTCAATTTGGTCAATAGTTTTACCATCCAACATCGCCGCAGTGATAGTTGTATTTGCTACATAATTTTGTGCACCTGCACCAGCAGGAACGCTTGCATCAGGGCGAACCAGACTCTTCCCAACACCCCCATAGCCGGTATCTTTCAACAAGTTATTCATTCTTGAACCAGCAATAACTCTGTCTGGGTTATTTGCGGCGTCTGTAAATTGTTGCAAGAAAAGAGGATTTTTAGCCATTTGGGTGGTAATTAATGTTTCAAGTTTTTTGGAGTCAACAAAACCATCTTTGTCAAGAAGCCCACCCATATTGCCAATTCCGCCAGAAAGTTGAGCAAGTCCTGCGAAATCAACATTCTTCAATATTGTGTCAGGGGCGCCACCAGCATTTC